CCCCTATCTCGGTGCATCCGAGCAACTGCTGGCCAATACCCGCGTTGAATGCACCTTCAGCGTTGAGCTGACTGGTTCCGGCACCGCCGGCACTGCTCCTGCTTATGGCAAAGCTCTTCAAGCTTGCGGCCTTAGCGAGACGATCGTTGCTGCCACCAGCGTCACCTACGCCCCGGTGAGCGCAAGTTTCGACAGCGTCACTATCTACTACAACATTGATGGTCTGCGTCACAAGGTGACCGGTGCTCGCGGCACCTGTTCCATTAACGCTTCTGTGGGAGAAATTCCTTCCATCGATTTCAGCTTTACCGGCGTGTACAACGCTCCTGATGACAGCGCTCTGCCTACCGCAACCTACGCGAACCAAGCTACCCCGCTGATCTTCAAGAACGGCAATACCAGCAGCTTCCAGCTGCTCTCTTACGCTGGTGCGCTCCAGACCTTCAGCTTTGACCTAGGTAACTCCCTGGCCTATCGCGAACTGGTTGGTGGCACCAAAGAGGTGCTGCTTACAGACCGCGCTTCCACCGGTTCCACCACCTTGGAAGCAATCAGCATTGCAACGAAGGACTACTTCGCTGCTGCGCTGAGCGACACCACCTTGGGGAACCTGGACTTTACCCATGGCACGGCTGCCGGCAACATCGTCGACTTCGCCTCCACTCGCGTGGACATTGGCGACGTCAGCTACGGCGATCAGGACGGCATTGCAATGCTGACCATCCCCTATACCTGCGTGCCGAGCACTGCAGGCAACGACGAGTTCGAGCTGGTGTACAGCTAAGCAAAGAGCTCACGTTGACTTCGGGGGCCGCTGATGCGGCCTCTTTTTTTTTGTGCCTGTAAGATGAAGCAGAACTACTACTCGTTTTTATGGCGTTCGTTCGCAAAAAGGTAAAAACCTTTAAGTGGCCTGTGACCGTTACGGAGCCCAGCAGCGAGAAGCCCGGAGAATTTGAAGAGTCAACCTTTACTGCAGTTTTCAAGCGAGTCAAGATGTCTCAGCTTGAGAAGATGGCGGAAACCAATGGCGCAAGCTTTCTTAGCAAGGTCTTGGTCGGCTGGGAAGGAATCGAAGATGAGGATGGCTCAGAGCTGAAATTTTCCGAATCTGCACTGGAAGAATTTGCCGATGATGCCGATTGGACGCGCGCAGTTTTAAGCGCGTATACCGCCACATACGCAGAGGCAGAAGCAAAAAACTAAGAGAAGCTGCGATTTACTGGGTTACTGGCGGCAAGATAGTCGAAGACAAAACCCAGGAGGACGCAGCTGCTTTTGGCATACAAATAGAGAAACCTAAGCCCCAAGAGCCAGATCACTTCGAGGTCTGGGAAGAAAACTGGCCTGCAGTGGAAATGTTTCTACGCATGCAGACTCAGTGGAGCGTCTCAATGGGCGGACTCATTGGCTTCAAATACGAAGTTTTGCTTTGTTCTGGGGGCTTGTTTGACCTATACAATGTGGAGGATCGAAAGGATGTGCTTGAGCGTCTTCAGGTCATGGAGGCGACAGCCTTGACTGAATTGAGGAAGCGCTCTGATGGCTCAGGTTGAAGATCTCAAGATCCTTCTCAAGGTCAAGGATGCTGGTGGCACCCAGGTCATTGAGAAAATCCAGAATCAATTAAGAGGCTTGCAACGCGCTGCCAATAAGGCCAGCACCTCTGGAATTGACGAGGTCGCTCGTAGCGTTCGCAGCTTTGATGGCTCCGGCAAGAAAAACATTGAGACTCTTCGGTCTCAAGTAACTGCGATGAAAGCCCTGCGTGAGCAGGCAATCATTGGTAGTACGCAGTTCAAGGTCTTAACGGCCGATATCAATAGATATTCAGCAGCTCTTGACAAGGCCGAAGGCGGAAGACCAAAAGGCGGAAGGCTTGCAAATCTTGCCAAAGGCGCTGGAGCTATTGCAGCGGGTGGCGTTTTTGGTGGACCCGAAGGCGCAATTGGTGGCGCAGCGGGCTTAGCGCTTGGCGGCCCCGCAGGCGCTGCAGCTGGCGCTGCGATTGGTGCGCAAGTTGGAATGTTCCGTCAGCAGCTTGGTGCCTTGGCTGAATATTCAGCCGATTTGGCAAAACAGCGATTAGCGCTGCAGCTTGTGACTAAAGACTCTGACGAATATCAGCGCGCTTTAGCTTTTATTTCAAAAACCAGCAAAGAGCTTGCAATACCGCAAGACATTCTTACTCGTCAATTCACAAAGCTTTCGGCCTCTGTTATTGGCGCAGGCGGAAGTGTTCAAGACGCAGAAACAGCGTTTATTGGTGTCGCCTCTGGCATTAGAGGTACAGGCGGAAGCCTTCAGGATCTTGAATCCGCGCTCGTGGCCACATCTCAGGTCTTCAGCAAAGGCAAGGTGTCTGCTGAGGAGCTGCGACAGCAAATTGGTGAACGCCTGCCTGGCGCGTTCACTTTATTTGCAGCGTCGCTGGACATGACGCCTGCGCAACTAGATAAAGCTCTTGAAAAGGGTCAAGTCAGTCTGCAGGACTTCCAAAAATTTGCGGTCAAGCTGTTTAAAGAATATGGAGTATCGGCTCAAGTTCTAGCTGACAGCCCGATGGCGGCTGGTGACAGGCTGCAAACCGCGTTAAAAGATTTATCCAGCACCGTTGGAAGCCTGCTTGCTCCTATCGGTGCCGCCTTTCAGTCGACTTTTGCAGACATCGCCAATGCAATAAATGGCGCGGCGCAGGCTTTTATTAATTTCTTTGGCCTAACGAAGGCTGGGCAGATGGAACGCCTGACTCAGCGCATTGGTGTGACAGTAGAAAGACTTACCGCATTTGACGAGCGCAGAAGAAAACTGGTAGAGCGTGGAGTTGACACTACCGTCATAGATTCACAAATCAAAACCTTCAGAGATCGACTAAATAAGCTCACTGACGAATACTATTCGCTGCAAAAAATTGAAAATGCAATAGCAGCAGGTCAAGGGACAAAGCCAGCAGGTGGCTTGCCAGATGTTGATAGAACAAAAACAGGAGGAGACGGCTCAAGCAAGCGCATTCCTGCATCTCAAAAGTTAGTTGAGTTGCAAACCTTGTTGGCTGAGCGCACGGGCAAGGTTGGCAAAGAAGAGCTTGCAACCTTGAACTACATGATTGCAAGGCAAAAGATCCTTGACAACAATCTTTTGCCCGCAACAGACAAAGAAACCAGGCTACAGGCGGCACTAGCAGCATTCAGAAACACGATATTTGGCCTCCGGGAAAAAGAAACAAAAGAAATTGAAAAGCAGCTTGAAAAACAGCAACAAATGCAGGACAGTTTTAATAAAGAGATTGAAGATAGAAAATACAATTTAGGACTCATAAGTGATGATGAATACAATGAGCTACTGATCAAGCGCGAGCGCGAGCGCCTAAGGGATGCCTATCCCGACCTCAGCGAGGGCAAGCGGGAAGAGATGGTTCAGCTCAAGCGCCAAGAGATCGACCCCACGCTTGGCGAGGGCATTAAGCAGCGTGCTGGCCAAGTGAAACGCGAGCTTAAGGATCTAGTCGATAAGACCAACCAAGTCGCCGGCGCGGCCAACGCGATCGGCAGTGCATTCAGTAAGTCCTTCGTCGACGTGCTTAGAGGTAGTAAAACCGCCAAGGAAGCACTGGCCGATTTCTTCAAGAACGTTGCTGAGTATTTCCTTGATATGGCGGAAAAGATCATCTCCAAGATGATCGTGATGGCCATATTGAACACGCTTGCCAAGGTGCTTCCGACGGGTGGCGACAAAAACTCCGTCCCGCAGACACCAGGATCTATTGGTGGAGCATCTACTACTGGAATAGTTACGCCTGAGGGACTAAGCCCCGACCTGTTTAGAGGTGCAGCCAAAGACGGCGCTTACTGGCAAGGCGGCTTCAACGCCTTTGCGAACGGCGGTATCGTGAGCAAGCCAACTCTCGGTCTAGTTGGTGAGGGCGGTGAGTCCGAGTACATCATTCCCGCCTCCAAGATGCTTGGTGCAATGAAGCGGTACTCCGCTGGAGCGCGCGGTGCAAGCGTCATTCCGGGTGGCCGCGAGCAGCCCGGCGGAGTTGAAGGCGCCATGGCAACTGGCACGCCAATTGATGTTCGCTACACGGTGGAACGCATCAACGAAGTCGATTACGTCACCGCCGATCAGTTCCGCAGCGGAATGCAGCAAGCGGCAGAGCAAGGTGCCCGCCGAGGCGAACAGCGCACGCTTGCCAACCTCCGCCAAAATACGACCACTAGGAGGAAGCTGGGTCTGTGAGCCACGAAATTGCCTTCGCCCAGTACATGACGCTGCGGAATGAATCCGGCAACGTCCAGTACTACTTCCAGAACTACTGGGTCAACGAGGACGCTCCATACGATGGCTCGACCTACGGGTTCATGCCGTTTGCTTTTTCTGGTCTGACGGTGGCAAAGACTGGCGACAACCAGCCCGCCACCTTGATGTTCCCTAATAAC